AACATTATTCTAATATGAAAAAATACAAATTATTTATTAAGCAAAGAGGACTTAAAATAAGCTGGATAGCTGAGCAATTAAATATAAGTCAACCAAGTTTATCAATGTACCTAAATGGTAAACGAGAAATGCCTTATGAAATTGAGCAACGATTAAAAGCTATCTTATTATGAAATTAAAAGAAGCCTTCGAAAGACTACGTTTCACTCTAACGAAACAAAATAAACCGAACCAAACTGATATAGATGCCTTCAATGAAATAGGCAAGTATTTTGCTTTGCATCAAAAAGACATCATTCAGGATAATCTTTTATTCGCTAAACTTTATGCATTCACCTTATCGGAGTTGCTTACTTATTATTCTGACGTAGACTTTGCCAACAAGGAATTGAACAAGGTTTTAAATGAGCCTGTTTGTATTGAGAAGCTGTCTTTGTCACTTCGCACAATGGAACTCAAAAACTACTTTGCACAAAAAAAGATACTAGATCCGTTTCTAAAAACTAAAACGGTTAAGGAACTCGAAGAAATCCACGAAAGATATTTAGACAAACTACCACAATTAGACCCGATAGAGTTTGCGAAAGTTGGTAATAATTGGAGTGAAGACGCAGTTATCTACAATTTAGAATCAAATATTAATTTATCAATCCAAAATTTTAAAAACAATGTTTGAACCGATACAACTAATACCAATAATAGAAAACAAAGAAATATCCTATCAAGACATTCTTAAATATAGAATACTTCCAAGCGATACTATTCCTATTCCAGATGTGGCCCTATCATTTTTTGAATCAATGGTCATGACACGTAAAAATATATCTTGTGTTACCGGAAAAGCAAAAGTAGGTAAGACTTTTTTATTAACTATTTTAAACATGGCTATGCTACACAAAGGAGAATTTCAAAATACTTTAAAATCATACCTTCCAAAAGGAAAAGATAAAATATTGTATATTGATACCGAACAATCGGACTATCATATTTTATTAATTCTGAAACGTATTTTAGATTCAGTTGGTGAAAAGAAAATTGATAACTTATTGATGTTTAACTTCGATGCAATAGACATAGAACAACGAAGAAATTATACACGTGATTTAATATACAATACCGAAGGTTTAGGAGTAGTTATAATCGATGGTATTGCCGATTTGATATATGATACTAATGATATTAAAGAAAGCTCTATAATGGCGTCAAATTTAAGAAAATGGAGTGTGGAACGTGATATTCACATTATAAACGTATTGCACCAAAATCCAAGTGAAAATAGTAAAATGAGAGGGCATTTAGGAACGATACTAATGAACAAATCTGAAACTGTTATTCAGATAACTTCCGATAAAGAAAACGAATCCATTAAAATAGTTGAAACTTTAAGCACAAGAAATAAAAAACCCCTTCCATTTGCTTTTGAAATATCTGAAAATGGAGTTCCTGAAATTGTAGATTATGTTTTTAGCAATACGCCAACTAAAAAAAGAACCAAAAAAGAATTGTTTGAATTATATAAAATTGACATTTTAAATGATATTTTTGGTAGTTCAAAAAATTTAGGATTAGGACGTGGAGAGTTTGAAGATAAATTTAGAAGGTCTTTTTTATCAAAAACAGCCGAAACAGTGAGTGAAATGTATGCGAAAGTTTACAGTAAAGATTTAATTGAAACATCCTATGTTTTTAAAAATCAAGAAGATAGTAAGTATTATCTCGGAAACGTAATTGAAAATCAAAATTATATATTTTAATGAATAATTGTAATAAAAATAATATTAAAAAGTGGTATAAAACACACTATACCACTATACCATACCACTATACTGGTATAATGGTATAAACGCCTTATATATAAAGGCGTTTATACCAACCAACTATACCAACTAAATTATGCCAATATGAAACACTTAATTTCAGCAGATGCCAAACTAAAAATAACGGCAGTAAATAGAGAAACAAAAAAAGAACACGAAACTATCATGACTTATTCAGAATGGGTCAAACTAAAAAAGTCCTTTGATTACGATTGGAAGGCAGTAGCTCTATGAAAACAATATCCCAATTTGCCAAAGTATGTGGTGTTGAAATTCATATCATACGATCAATAATGAAAAGGGATAGTATCATTCCCCGTAATCATGGAATACAATCACTCGATAAAAACCAGCAGGATATAATTGCCAGGATATTATATTTTGAAGGTAAAATTGAATATCTTACTTTTGAAAGTAAAATGAATAATATGGCCCCAAATTACGAAAACAGAAATGATTTTATAAAATTAGGTTATATTAAATAATATTTTGTAATTTTGTTTATTATGGCACGACCACACGGGACAAAAAACATAGAAACACCTGAAAAACTTTGGGAGCATTTTTTAGCTTATAAAAAAGAAACCAAAAGCAATCCTATTACTGTAAAGGATTGGGTTGGTAAAGATGCTGAAACTGTATTTAGAGAAAAAGAAAGACCATTATCAGTTGACGGTTTTGAATGTTGGTGTTACGACAATGGAATTATAAGCGATTTAAGTAATTATTTTGCTAATTCCGATAATAGGTACTCAGATTATTCAACTATCTGTCAACGCATAAGAAAAGCTGTAAGAACAGACCAAATAGAGGGAGGGATGGCAGGGATATACAATCCGAGCATTACTCAACGTTTAAACGGATTAGTTGAGAAACAAGAAACTGAAATAAAAGGCAGTCTTAACATTCCAAATATGCCAGATATTGGAAACAGATAATAAATACTTATTTTCAAAGGCTTACTTCAAAGTTTTAGATTTAATACAATCAAATCCAAAAGAAACAGTATTTATTATACGTGGCGGTCAAGGAGCTTCAAAAACAATATCTATTTTAGAGTTAATAATTCAATCCCTTATAAGTTCAGAAAAAGAAGTTTCTGTTTTAAGTTCGGAATTATCTAAAATGAAACGGACTGTGATCCGTGACTATAAAAAGATTTGTAAAGATTGGGGAGTTTTGAAAAATGAAACTGATTTTAACAAATCCGAAAGCAAACACGATTATTTTAACGGTTCTTATTTAGATTTTTTAGGAGCTGATACAAACGATGTTGGAAAAGGCTTTAGAAGGGATATTTTATATATAAATGAAGCTGATAAATTAGAAATTGATACGGCAGTACAATTTATATCACGTTCAAAGTTAACCATAATTGATTACAACCCAGATTGTTTATTTTGGGGTGATGACTATATAAATGAAAATAATTTAATTACTCTCACTTTTGAGGATAATGAATATTTACCACAAAGCGAAGTAGATTCTATATTGGATTATAAAACAAAAGGATTTCATAATCCTAATTTACCATTTGAATTACTTTTTAAAGACGAAAATATTAAAAATAAATATTGGGCTAATAAATGGAAAGTTTACGGACTTGGTATGATTGGTTCATTAGATGGGGTTGTTTATTCAAATTGGGGTGAAATAGATACAATTCCTGAGGGTGCAAGATTATTGGGTTATGGATTAGATTTTGGCTATTCAAATGATCCAACTGCAATAATTGAAGTTTATAAATGGAATGATAAAAGGATTTTAAATGAAATATGTTATTCAAGAGGGTTAAGCAATGAATCAATATCAACAAAAATAGATACTAGATTACCTTGCTTTTGTGATAGTGCAGAACCTAAAAGTATTGATGAATTAAAGAAGTTTAAAGTTAATGCTTTACCAGTTACAAAAGGAGCTGATAGTATTAATTATGGAATTCAAATAATGCAAAAGGAAAATTATTTAGTTACTTCAAAATCAATTAACCTAATAGATGAATTTCAAAAATACACTTGGGCAAAAGATAAAAAAACAGGCGATGCTTTAAATAAACCTATTGATAAATACAATCATGCTATGGATGCAGTTAGATATCATGAAATGGAAAGCATAGGACTTGTTAAAGAATTTTTCACATTTTAATAAAAATTTATATATCTTTGAATAAAATTCTTTTATAATGGCAAAAAATCGTATAGCTTTAGCGTGGGATGCGCTCACAAATCAAAATAAAAATTTATTTAACGAAAGTATTTATAAACTAGTTGGTGGCCTAACCTCAACATATAACCGTACTTTAGAAGTGTTAATTACGCAAGGTTATGGAAATAATCCTGATGTAAATGCAATTGTAAACCAACAAGCATCAAAAACTACAGCAGTACCATACTGCATTAAGAAAATCGAAGATGAAGATGCTTTAAAAAAACTAAAATCATTCCCTAATAATCCCACATTTCAACAAAAGTTAGTAATAAATAAACTCAAAAAGAAAGCATACGAAACGGATACTGAACTACCTATGCCGTTGGAACGTCCAAATATCAACCAATCATGGAATGATATATTTTTCTTATATAAACTATATTTAAAAGTTTGTGGAAATGTTTATTTATATAAACAAACAGTATCAGACGGAATGAATACCGGTAAGCCGGTACAGCTTTATATTTTGCCATCTCATTGGATGCAGATTGTTTTAAAGAAAAATGCCAACTTAATTAGCATTGAAAATCCTATTGATTATTTTATAATGGAGCAGGGTAATCAATTTGTTAAATTTCCTGCTGAAAATATAATACATATCAAAAGACCTAACCCATTTTATGACAATTCAGGGTCACACCTTTACGGTTATTCTGAGCTAATGGCAGCAATACGAAATATTAATAGTTCCAATAATGCTATTGATAATAATACTAAAACAATGCTTAACAGTGGCGTTTATGGTTTTATTCATGCTGGAAGCGGAGGCACACCATTAACATACGAGCAAGGACAATCTTTAAAAGAAAGACTTGTCGAAATGGACAATAACCCAGCAAGATTGTCTAATATAGCTGGAGCTTCACACGATGTAGGTTTTACACGAATTTCATTAACAACTGATGAACTTAAGCCTTTTGATTATTTGAGTTATGATAGACGTACACTTGCAAACTGTTTGAATTGGAATGTGGATCTATTAAACGAAGAAAAGAACGGGTCAGGATTTGGAGTTGATACAATGAATGAAGCCCGTAAACGTGTAATAACCGATAATATTAAACCTGATTTAGATTTGTTAGCCGAATATCTTAACTTAGAATTTATACGTAAATTCAAAGGTTATGAAGATGCGGAAATAGAATGGGATATATCGGAACTTCCAGAAATGCAAACAGATATGGAAACAATGTCTAAATGGGTTAATTCAGTTCCTTTAACATTGAATGAAAGACGGGAAGTGTTCAACTATGAAGAGATTGATGACGAAATGATGAATGAAATTTATATTCCAAACGGAATTGTAAATATAAATGACCCATCACTTAACACCATGTTAGATAATGGACAAGCTACGGTATAGGCAAGAAGTACAGGCTTATAGAATTGTAAGACGTAATTTTATTAAGATAATTAATAATATTCCTTTCAATAATATGGCTAAATTAACATACCAATCTTTGATTTATGCAAACGTAACAGAAAGTCAAATCAAAGAAATGTATAAAGAAATTTATGTTACTTTAGGACTGCCACAATTCAAAAGAATAAAAAAGAGTATAAAATCAGATATTGATTTTGCAAGTATTTTAGATTTATGGCTTAATTCAAATGCAGGTTATCGAATTGTTTCAGTTCATTCTACATTGATTGAAAGTATTATAAAAGTTATTTCAGACGGTTACGATAATAATATATCAGTGGCCGAAATAACACGAAATTTACAGTCAAAGTTTGGATTATTCAAGGACCAAGCATTACGAATTGCAAGAACTGAAACAACAACTGCTACTAATTTAGCAACTGTTTTAGCTGCACATAGTTCAGATTTTGTTTTAGAAAAAACTTGGATAAGCGTACAAGACAATAGAACACGTCGCTCTCCAAAGTCAAAGTTTGACCATTTAGACATGAACGGCCAAGTGGTTTCAGAATATGGGATGTTTTTTGTGGGTGGCGAAGATATTGAATATCCGGGTGACCCAAAAGGAAAAGCTGGAAATACTATAAATTGTCGATGTAAAGTAGTATTTACAATAAAAGAAGATGCGGACGGATTACCAATACGAAAAATAAATTAAATTTATTTAGACTAATTAAAAATAAGTAATATATTTGTATTATGGAATTTAAACAATTATCATACGACCTCAAAGAATTAGACGAAACTAAGGGAATTGTAACGGCTTATGCCAATACTTACAACTTCAAAGATTCTGACGGTGATATTTCCGCCCCAGGTTCATTTGACAAAACAGTAACCGAGAATTTTAAACGGATTCGTGTTTTAAAGGACCACAATCCAACCATGATGATTGGGGTTCCTTTATCAATTAACACAAAAGATTCTTACGGATTATTGACCACTTCGCAATTTAATTTAAGCAAAGATTTAGGTCGTGATATGTTTAGTGATATTAGACTAATGCACGATAGTGGGCTTAATGCTGAACTATCTATTGGTTATAAAGTAATGCAACGTGACCAAAAAGACAAAAGCATTATCAAAGAATACAAGTTAATGGAGTATTCTTTTTTGTCCAGTTGGGGGGCAAATCAATTATCAACTGTTCAGGACATAAAATCTATTAAAAGCCATTACGGTTTAATGGAATTAATACAAAAATCTTATGACTTGCCTTATTCAGATGAAAGACTAAGACAAATTGAAACATTATTAAAATCACTCGATAAAGAGCCGTCAGAAACTGACACTTTGAATTTAGAGCCGATTGCTACATTGGAAACTTTAAAATTATTTAAAAACTCTTTAATCCTTAAATAAAATGGACGAGAAATTATTAGCCGAATTGGCACAAATTAAAAGCGGTTTGGAAACTAAAACTGCTCAAGAAGTAAAAAGCGCAATCGATGCTTTTGAAACTAAACTTTCTGCATCAAATAAAACACAATTTGAAGCTGAATTAAAAACTGCTACCGAAGCAATCGAAGCTAAATTTACTACTAACTTGAAATTAGTTCAGGATCACGCAGACAAATTGGATGTGAAATTGCAAGAAAAACAATCTGAAACTAAAAATGAAGATTCTTTAGTAAAGTCAATCAAAGACAACTTTGAAGGAATTGCTAATGTTCGCAAAGGAAATGCTTTGCAAGTTAAGACAGTTGGTAATATGACTTTATCAAATGTTTCAGGTGACGCTCCTAGAACTTACAACAACGATGTTGTAATGATACCAGGTCAATTAATTAATGTTTCTGACCTTGTTGGAAGTGTTAACATTGAAGGAGGTACTTATACATATCCACGCGAAGGTGCTGGCGAAGGTTCAATTTCTGCACAAACTGAAGGTAGCTCAAAATCTCAAAGAGATTACGATTTCACAATGGTAGATTTGGCCACTAACTTTATTGCTGGATTCACACGTTACAGCAAAAAAATGGCTAACAACTTGCCTTTCTTAACCTCATTCATTCCAAATGCTTTGAGACGTGATTACGCAATTGCTGAAAATTCAATTTTCAATACTGTTTTAGCTGCTGCCGCTACTGCATCTGCTCAAATCATTACTAGCAAAAACAAAATTGAAATGCTTTTGAATGAAATCGCAACTCAAGAAGGATTGAACTATACTGTTAATGGTATTGTTGTAAGACCTGCCGATTATTGGGATATTTTGAAAACTGAAAAATCTACTGGTGCAGGATATGGATTACCAGGAATTGTAACTTTAGAAGGTGGGCAATTGAGAATTAACGGTATTCCAATTTACAAAGCGAATTGGTTAGCTGCTAACAAGTATTACGTTGGTGATTGGTCCCGTATAAATAAAATTGTTACTGAAGGACTTTCTTTGGAATTTAGCGAAACTGAAGGAACTAACTTTGTAACAAATAACATTACAGCACGTATTGAATCTCAAGTTGGTTTAGCCGTGGAACAACCTCTTGCTATTGTTTACGGAGATTTTACATCTGTGTAAATTCTTACAAATAATAATTAATAAAAAGCTCTCATTATTGGGAGCTTTTTTGTATATTTGTATTTGTAGAGTCGTCGCTACAATAAAAATATTATAAAATTCCACCATTGATAAAGACGACGACCTTTTGATATGGTGGTTTTTACATTATGGAAAATTGGAAAAATATTGAAGATTTAGAAGTTAGTAATTTAGGTAATTTTAGAAGAAACGGAATAATACTAAAACAGTATGAGCATAGATATTTGTTTGTAATGTTATTGGGAAGTAAAATAAAATCTTCACATCGTTTAATTGCTTTAGCGTTTATACTCAATCCTGAAAATAAACCATATATTAATCATAAAGACGGCAATAAATTAAATAATAGAATTGATAATTTAGAATGGGTAACTGCTAAAGAGAATACAAATCACGCATTAAAAACAGGTTTACAAATAAGACATAAAGGAAAAAAATGTTTCCATTATGGAAAAAGAGGGGGTGAAGCAAACCGAGCTAAAAAAGTATTAGACACTTCAAATAATAAAATATATGATAGTTTAAAAGACGTTGTAAAAGATAGTATTTATAGTTATAAAAATTTATCAAGACAATTAACAGGAGAAAGAAAAAATAAAACTACATTTGTATATGTTTTTTAATTTTTGGTTGGTTAATTTTAAGAACCGTTTGTTTATTCAAACGGTTTTTTTTATATCTTTGAAATATTAAATTTTTAGTTATGAAAAAATACAAAGTAATAAAGGCTTTTTTTAAGTTATCTGAAAAGAAAAACTATGTTATTGATGACGTTATTGAATTAACGGACGAAGAAGGAAAAGCGATGGATTGGTATGTAGTGGCAATAAAACCAAAGAAATAATGACAACTTATTTAGATATTATTTCGTTAGAACAGGCAAAAATATACTTAAAAGTCGATTCTGGACAAACTGAAACAGACGACGAAATTACAAGTATGATCAATAGTTCTTTGTCTTTTATAGAAAAGAGAACAAATCATATTTTTAAAACTAGAGAAAAAGTATATTATAAAGATTGTTCTTTGGTCCAACAAGTAAAGGTGTATGATTTTCCTATCCAAGAAGCACCAACTGATACTACTGTACGACCTTTGTATTCAATTGTGCCAACTGTTAACGATACAGTTACTTTAACAATTGGATATATTTTATTAGACGACATTCCAAATGAGTTAATTGATGCAGCTTTGCAAATTATAAAAGTTTGGTTTTATGAATCAGAGAAACAAGAAAATACCTCATTAATACCTTTGAGTGTGTTACAGGCAATTGATGCTAATAGACGATTTTTATAATGATAGCCAGAAAATACACTAAAGCAATAGCAATATGGCAAACTACAACCGCCCCCGATGGTTATGGTGGAAACGTTGTTACTACTGCTTTATTACAGTCTTTATGGGCAAACTTAACGGCTAAACGTTCGTCTAGGTTAAATGAAAATGGGCAGAATGACAACTTCGTTCAAATTATTTTTACAATTAGAAACCGTTACGATTTGGATTTATCAATCAAAGATAATTTTATAAAATACAACGGATTGACTTATAATATTGATTCTATTTTAAATGTAGATTTAAATAATATTGATATTGAAATATATGCAACTCAAAGGGATTAATAGCGTTATTTCTGATATACGAAAGTATGGAAAAGAAGCTGAAAAAGATATTGCTGGAGTTACTGAATTAGTAGCGCGTAATATTGAGAAATACGCTAAACAAACCGCTCCCGCTAATTTAGGTAAATTAGGACAATCAATACAAGCTGAAAAAGTAAATGATTATAATTGGAATATCGAAGCTGGTGGAATATTAGCACCCTATGCCCCATTTATAGAATTTGGAACAGGTGGATTAGTTGATGTACCAACGGAATTAAAAGAGGTTGCAATCAAATTTAAAGGAAAAGGAATAAAACAAGTAAATTTAAGAGCAAGACCTTATTTATATCCTGCATTATTAAAAGGCAGAATTGAATATATTGACAAACTTAAAAAAGTATTAGAGAAATATGGTAAATCCAAATAAACACGTAAGAAAAGCTATATTTGATGCTGTAAATGAAACGTATCCTTGTTATGATATGCAAGTAACTGGAAAAGTAAACCCAACGCAATATGTTATTATTTCAACACAAGATAAAATTGATTTGAACCCTAATAAATGCGCTCACCGTTGGGAAGTTTCAACTCTTTTAGATTTGGTTTGCATTTATAATGGACACGGTAATACAGGCAGTCGATTAGCAAATGATGACATGGAAAATACAGTAAAAGATTTAATTGCTAATATAGAAGTTGAGGGTTTTACTGTTTTAAACCAAAGAAATGAATATCCTAGTAATTTAGATTCTAGCACATCAACACAAACTGTTTATCGTAATTTTATCCGTTTAATTCTAACTTTAGAATAAAAATTAAAATTATTTATATTTAGTCTAAATAAATTTATATCTTTGAATTAAAATTAATTTAATACATTAGAAATTATGAGCATAAAAGGAGAAAATAGTATTATTTACATTTGGACTGGCGCGGCGTATAAACCAATTGCGTGTTTGACATCAAACAGTTTGAACTCTACCCTTTCAATGATTGAAAGCACAACTAAATGCTTCCCGGGTGTAGTTAAGAAAACCCCAGGGCAATTTAATTATTCCATTGATGCAGAAGGCGAGTATATAGACACGACATCTGTGGGAGGTGATACTGCTAAAGTGTCTCACGATGCGTTGTTAGCTTTACAAATGGCAAAAACCAAAGTGGTTTGGAAATTAGATACAGATGTTACAGACGCTACTTCTATAAAGTATTATGGAGATGCTTACATTACTGACTTATCAGACACCGCTGGCAGTGGTGATGAAGTTACGACATTTTCTGCTACTTTAGACGGGGATGGTGCAATAGTGTTAACTGATCCAAACGATTAATGAAGTCAATTACTTTAAACATTGGGGGAGAAGATAGAGTTTTCTATTTTGGATTAGGTTTTTTAGGAAACTTACTAGAAATTGAAAATATATCAATGACAGAAATAGATGCTAAATTGGCTGAAAATCCTTTTAAATGGATTCCGTTAATTATGTTTCACAGTTGTGCATTTGGTTTTAAACGTAAAAATGAAAATCCTTTATTTGATGCTTTTGATGTTTCAGATTGGATTGATGAGGTTGGAATAGATAGCGAAGTTGTTACAGCCTTTTTTAAAGCTTTTACTCAATCTTTAACTAAAGACGTTCCAAAACAACCCGAAGTAAAAAAAAAGGTGACGAAAAAATAAACTGGAGCGAAGATGTAATTTCTTTTGCCCTTGGAGAGTTGAAATGTCCTAATTTGGATTTCGTTTACGATATGACGTGGGCAGAATTTCAAATTAGGATTTTTGCATATAAAAGGATTGATTTATACCATTGGCAAAAGATTAGAGAGATAATGTGGACTAGTTATATTGCGCCACATCAAGACCCTAAAAAGATGGTTAAAAGAAAAGAATTATTCTTACCTTTGAATGGAGACAAAAAGAAAAATCCAGGGGTTTCAAAAGCGCAAAAAGAAATATTTTTAAAAGAGTATAAGAAATGGCAGGAGGTAAATTAACCGTACAAATTGGTGCAGACATTACCGATTTTGAGAGAAAACTCAAAGAAGTTGAATTTGATATAAAAGAGCTGTCAAAAGTAAAACTTGACCGTTTAAAACTTGGTTTAGACACAACTGCTATAAATTCTCAAATAAAAGATGCTAAAAACTCATTAAGTACCTTAAGAGATTCAGTAGGCAAAACAGGTAGTGCAATAGGTGGTCAATTTACCAAGCAAACCGCCAATGGGTCAAACGCCTTAATGCAGTTTTCACGTATCGCACAAGACGCGCCTTATGGTATTATTGGTATTGGAAACAATATTACCGCAACCGCTGAAAGTTTTTCTTATTTAAAACAACAAACAGGCTCAACAGGAGGAGCTTTAAAAGCCTTAGCTAGTTCTTTAATGGGTACAGGAGGTATTTTACTAGGAGTTTCTTTGCTTACAACAGGATTGACCTTGTTATCACAATCGGGCTTAAGTGTTGGTGATGTTTTTGATAAAATTACAGGTAAGTTTGACGCATTTGGAGGTGCAATTAAAAAAGCAAGTGAAGAAGCCGTATCCAATACATCAGGGGAAATTTTCGGATTAAAATCTTTAATAGCAGTTGCACAAGATGAAACAAAAGCTAAAAAAGAACGTTTAGCCGCTGTCGAAAGTTTACAAAAAACATATCCTGGTTATTTTGGAAATTTGTCTAAGGAACAAATAATGACTTCTGATTTGACGTCTACGGTAAATGAATTAACACAGGCATTAATAAATAAAGAAGCTGCATCTCTTTTAGCAAAAGCTGCCGCACCTCAATTATTGGCACTTTATAAATTAAACGCAACTTATAAAAAACAAAGAGCTGAATTAACAGAAAGTGAAATAGCTTTAAAAAGAATAGGGGAAGAACAGGGCAAAAATACAGATACTTATAAAGAAGCAGCAGCAACAGTAGACGGTCTTTATAATATTTTAGAAAAAACAAGAGGGGAGATATATAAATCAACAGAAACTAATAAAAGATACGAAGATTCTATTAATGCTATAAATAAATCTACTTCAAAATTATTAATTCAAACACCTCCAAAAGCAGTATCGGCACCGAAAGCACCAAAAGTAAACCCCAATGAGGGTAATGTTTTTAGACCCTTTTTAGAGGGTAATATTACGTCAAGTTTAGTCCCTGAATTAGCATTAACATTCAAAGACCCTACGGAAGGATTTACGGAATGGAATAGTAAAGTACAGGCAGGACTTACAACTGCTGAAAAAGCTTTATTGGATTTTAATTATGCTGCTGCTGAATTAATAAATAATTCAGTTGCAAATACATTTAGTGATTTAGGC